GGGAAGGGTTGCTTGGCGAACTTTAGTTCGCCAGTTTTTGAAAGGTGGGCAACCTATAGACCACTCCGAAGACAAAGTCGTCTCCGGCAGCCACAAAGTTGCCACCTCCGGGAAAACCAGCATAGTTTTCCACCTTGGCCACAGTATATGAAACTGCTCCTGGGCTGCACTCAATTCGAGAGTCATCGCCTTCCGCAAAGGGAGTAAGGAGACAGTCATAAGGTGACTGGTAAGGGATCTGTATATCCAAAATGCCAGAAGATCCTTGGCCGAAAGCAACTGGGCCCATTCCTGGGGGCGCACCAGTGGCAGTATAATACTGTGCCGACAAGCCGATCTGATCTTGGCTGGATGGATCGGGAGTCCAAGCCACCAGCAAATCTTGATTGCCCAAGAATCTGAAACGAAATGAGCCTTTCCAAAATCGGTAAATGTTTGACCAGTAGCCCAGATGGCCACGATTGGTGACAGCTGCGCGTTCTGCTAATATTCTCCCAAGTGGGAAAACGACAGTTCCGGTATTAAAGGCAAAGCCCAAAGGGGCTGATCTTTTTATGAGCATCTGAACGCTAAGCTCTTCATCACGGTTTGGCGTGGGTCCTCTGGGTCTGGACATTGGGGCAATGACCTGGGTGGAGAGATTTTCTTTCTCATCCTCCTGCAAGTCAACGCGTCCCACGTCCAATTCCATCTGAGGGACACCCGAAACGGGATACGAATCAATTCGTACGTTGGGGTTGATCATGCGAGGAAACTTCAATTCCAAGTCTTTGACGGCCCAGTAAACGTTCACATCAACTGTTCCAGGAACCGTGTCAGAAGGAGCAACCAAGGGGTTGATGACCCTGACTGACATTTCACCCATAGCCACCTCCAAGAGGGGCAACTCGATAGATCTCAAATCCGGAACCCTCAACCATTCTTGAATGGATTTAAAAGGGAAAGAGACAGTGATAGTCGATTTATCGGGCGTAACATCAAAAACAGTCAGATATTGGCCTGAAGCTTGGGCTAGTGAACCATATTGGGCAGAAGTTCTGCCGTAATGGGAGATAATACCAAGACGGCCCGTATGGAATTTGGTGCACAGAACTTCAATAGTGACTTCAATTGTGCAACGCCAAAATTCAAAGGGAAAGCAGACAAAGCCGCTCATGGTTGGAGTGCGAATCTCTTGATCTCCCATGGCATAAATGACAGGAGCAGGGCACAAAGGTGCAACAAACAGGACTGTCTCTCCGGGAGCGTTAACATCCCAGTTGAAAGTCCTGTATAGCGTTCGCTTGGCTGCCAAATATCTGAGGTTCATCTCATCTTTCGAGGCTGAAAACACCGAAGAGCTTGTGTCAATAATCTGGTGCGAATGCGCATCCAGAACGCGAGCAGTGTTCACTCCTCCGACATTAGCCAAATCAGGCGCTGGTTCCCTGACGATTGGGACCACGGCACCCACATTAGGGTAGTCGCGATCGCCCAGCGCTTCACGTCCACGCTCTTGAGCGTAGTCGATCGTGTCCACAGCAGCGTTTGCAACGTTGGTGGCCTTGCGTATCAAAGAAATGCCTGCGCCCATCTGGGGGACACCATCAAAGAAGGAGCCACCATTGGGGTCGAGAACCTGCAAATCAACATTCTTCATGCTGAACCAGATCGAAAGTGGTGCAGTCAGAGCCGTGCCGGTAGCAGCGACTCCAGCGTAAAGCTGATTAAAAGCAACAACCACAATCGTGCCGAGATATCGCCTATAATCTCCGATGTTGCGGGGATCAAGCTTCTTCAAGAAGTGTTGAAAAGGTATTTCCAGAATGGCTTCTCGGGTAGCTCCTGCATCCAACATAATATGTGGGTTGAGAAGCAAAGAGGTGCGATCATTAGCAATAAGATCGGCTTCGACACCTGATTTAACCATAGGCAGAAAAGCCACAACGACTTTGCCGCACTGGAAAGGTTGGGACTGCAATTGTACCCTAAACCTCATGGTCCCGCGCATGTACACGAAACTCCTGACGGCAAAATTGGCGCTATTGCGTATGAAACTCCATGGAGCCTCAAAATCGGCGATAATCTCACCTCGCTGAGCGCTGGTATTGTAATTCACTCCCGTGATAAACTGTTCACGAGCAAGAACTCTAGAATAATCCATCATGACTTCATCGTTGTCGTCGAGCGACTTCTCGTCGACGCGATCAGCGCTTTCAAGTCTTGTCTCCTCACTCGAAACAAACGAAACTCCATCCATTTGGGGAGTACCACGGTATTCGGTGTAAGCCTTCGCAAAGTCACTGCGTAGATAGGCAACGGTTTTGCCGTAGCCAACTCCAACGTCGGACTCTTTGTCGTAAGACTCATCAGGATCCAGACAACCTTCCATCCAGAGAGCTTTACAGCTGTCCCAGGAGATTGGTGGGTCATGGACACCTACTTGACGAAGATAACCATATAGCTCCTGCCGAAATTCTTCGAATCTGACCTGGCCCCATCCAAAGGAGCGTCGCAGCACGTCATCGACGTTCTGAGCGACAGCTTCAAGGGGGGGCAAGTCCTTGCTAACAAAGCACAGCGTTGGCAAAAGATCCGCCCTATACGGGGAAGGATAATAGGTGACACCAGGCACGATAGAGTCGACACGAGTAGCCAGTTTCAAAAACTGACAATCGAGCAAACTTTTCAGTGGTGCGGGGTCAGCATCTTCCTTGGACGCTGGGGTAAAATCCACACCATGCTCTTTGAAAGCGTCCCTGAATGCAATATAATTACAAACATGGGCAACTTTAGCACTGGGCACGACAATGTTGTCATCACCATAAGTAGCTCGACCCACGTTCCTAAAATAATGGGAGGTGGTGGCCACTTTGGGATCAATTTTCCTCGCTGCCCACAAATAGGCAAGACCCAA